CTATCCCAGGAGGTAAAGCTATAGCTGAAAAGTTCTTTACCACTGATGAAGAAAAAATATCTAATATAGATTCTAAGATAGCAGCCGCTGCAGCAGCTCAAAAACTTGCGATGAATACTGTTTTAGGAAGCGACTTTGTTGAGTTTAAAAGAGCTAGGGACGTAGTTGATTATGCTAAAAATGTATTAGGCCTAAAGGGAGAAGACCAAACTTTATTTATTGAACAATACAATAAAGAAAGAAAAGCTTTCAATGCTCAAGAAAGAAGATTGGATAATTTAACAAAAGAACTGAATGATCTTAGAATTGAGAGAGCTATGATGTTAGCTGACCAAAGTGCAGCTAGACAAGGTGGAATAGTCAATGCCCCGACTAACAATATAAGTAATGTTAATCAGGGCTTTACTACACCAGCTCCTGCTCCATTCGATCCTAGAATGGTTCCAGGATTTAGATAATCTAATCAGCCTGAGCCAATTTAGCGAAGTAACTCATAGTGTCATCTGCATCATCAGCAGCTGACATCTGTTCAGCAGTTACAGGCTCAACACTCTTTATCTCAGGTGCAGGAGTAGGCTCTCCTAACTGACTATCCTGTTTAAGGGTATTGGATCCCGCGTCAACTTGTTCACCTAGGACTCTTGACAACTTAGCCTTAAGTTCATCGTAGGTTTTAAAGTTCTTAGGATCAAGGAATTCTTGTAGAGAACTTTGTTTATTAAAGATTCCCTCAAGAACAGATTCATCTGAAGAGAGTTCAGATGAGGAATCAAACTCAGACTTATCATAGTTACGATAACCCTCTACATTACGTATTTTGAGTTTGAAGTTTGCACCCTCCCAAAGATCAAATGGATTGACTGCTTTCTCGTCGGCAAAAGATGGCTGCATAACATCCATGATTTTTTCAAAAATCTTTTTACCAAACTGATAAAGAAATACTTTACCCTCATTATCTGGATTAGATGGGTCGGACACAATGTATACGTTAGTCACATAATGAAGTCTGCGTTTTTGAGTACGCGCTTTATCCTTATCTGACTCGACTCCTGAGTTCCAAAGACGACTGTTCAACTCACCAACTGGATCAACCTGACTGATTGATGTTAAAGAATTCTCTATATACCATAGACCGGTCGGACCTTTAAATCCGTGGTCCCAGTATCTTACCCAAGGTAATTCTTCTTGATTGGTGGCTGGAAGAAATCGAATAACAGCATAACCGTTTCCGGCTTTATCTACTGTAGGTTTCCAAAACCTTTCATCTACATAAGATTTTTTTTCTGAGGGTCCATTTGCCTTTTCGGCTGCTTGGATTAGTTTTGAGATTTGATCTCGGTTTTGCTTTAACTGTGCAAAAGACATATTATTTTCTCCATTTTATTAACTGAAATATTGACTGAAATATTAAAACAATGTATTTTGTTTTGGTAGAAAGTTGAGAGACATTGCTTCTGCCTCGATCTTTCCTTTTATTATTGGCGAAATAAATTTCTTTACATCCTGTGGATCTATAGAATTTTTTTCGCAGACGTATAGAACTGCGTCCATATATGATAAAGCTTTATCTAGGACGGTTTCTTCTATAATTTTTGTAAACTTACTTCGGGTTAAAAACTTTTCTTCTATCATTTTCCTAAAAACCTCTTAACACCTTCAATAGGATTTTTTAAATCGTTATATGTTTTTTCTATGAAATCTATATGTTTGTCTAACTTATCCATCTTTACGTGTAGATGTCTGACCATGTTAGATAGATTATCAATTTCTTTTTCAACTTCGCTTAGAAAGTTGTATATATCATCGTTGTTGTATCTACTCATTTATCAAATATCCTTAGTAGGATAGTATTACTATTTATCCTAGAATTTGTAGTCCTAGTTTTAGTAGTAAGCTCTGCCCATACTTTATCAATGTTTCTTTTAGTATTACTAAGAATCAGTGGTAATGTTTTATCTGGGTTTCTCAGAGTAATTTCTCGAGATTCAGTACTATCAACATTCTTTATGGTCGAACCACTGACTTCAAATCCTTTGGTGGAATTACTAATTAATTCACTAAGTATTTTACTTTTAGCATTAAATGTAAATAGTCTATATGAACCCACTACTGATAGAGGATTGATAGATGCTACTTTATATTCTTTACTCTCTTTAAGATACTTCAACCTAGAGATTTGTTTGTCAGCAGTTCTAACCTTTGGCTTTCTGATAGCTCTAGTAGCTTTCTTTGTAGCCATGTACTTATCTGAATCCGAGACTATATCATCTACAAATTGCAAATATTTCTTCTGATCCTTGGAACTAAGATGAGAATAATTTTCCAATAGATCAGAAGTTTTGTCGTGAACGAGTTCAGTAAGCTCATTTCGTAGAGGTAAATAAAAATCATTCACTTTCTTAGCCATAATATAAGGAGCTTCGATTTTCTTTAACTCATCAAAGATAGAATAACTTTCATTACGAGTCCAATGATCAAGTATTTCTTCCACACCACCTATAAAGTCTGATGTTCTTTCTTTGATAATATCAGTAGGAGATTTAGTTTGGATCTTTTTACGCATACCTGGAGTTTCCTGGTTCGTATCTCTCTGATATTTTTCTAACGAACTCTTGAATTTATTGAGAGCTCGTTCACTATCCCATTTTACTGGGAATTCCTGTCCTGTGCTTTTCCATAATATTGTCATGGTAATTGTGGGGTTAAAGAATACCCACTCTTCACAGTTAATTAAATTTTTAAAATGTTTCTTAGCATAACTTTTATTATACGTAATAATTTCTTTTCTTGGTACTTCACTATGTACGTAATTAACCATAGCTTCAAAAGAATTTAATGGTACATGAGCTATACCTGTTCTAGCTTTAGCTCGAGCTACCTTTCTTTTAACTTTTTTTCCTCTTAGTGCTGTAAGTGCCATATCTATCTCCTCATCTTTGCGATTTCTTTAGCATCATTTGAATCTTTACGAACTGGTACCATATTTGATTTATGTAAGGTACCAATACCGGCTAACTGATCACCGGTATATTCTTTAGTTGTTTTCTTCCAAGAATTAAAAGGGACAATCCTATCTGAGGTAGGAGTAGAATTGTCAGTATTACCATAATCTGGAAATTCCTGACGATAGGATTGTCCCGTAGGCTTATACCCTAGTTTACTAATAAACTTTTGGTGATTAAGCCTTAACTGTTGTTCTTTAGCAGAAACTTTTTTCTTTCTGCGTTTTCTGTTATAAACTGTACTGGTCACCCAAGGACCTAATAAATGCATACTCATAATTATATTCTACCACACTTTTTTAGCAATGTAAACAACTTTTTCATTATTTTATTAAATATTTTGATAATATTTCCATGTTATGCTTTGTTGTTACCACAACTCCACCATTCTTAGAACTACCAGGATTTACAATCATTTCAGAAAAAACGACATCATGCGGCACTTCATATACTTTAGCTCTTAAACCATCTACAAATATAAAATAATCACATTTATCTCGTTTACTAAGTATATTATACCATTGAGCATATCCTTGTTGTTTACTATGTGCCCAACAAGTTTTTATTTCTTTTTTAAAACCATTTTCAATTATATCAAAACCATCTTCATCGGTTTCTTCAGCATTAGGCCTATCTAAGACAGTATATACTTCTGCTGTACATCCTAAAAAACTTCCTTGTTCTTTTTTACCCATCTTGCTAAAAATAACTTCAATATTATTTTTAGCAAATTCAAACATATTTTCTCTAGTATACATTATATCCTCCCACGTACATGATTATCTTCAGTGCCTGGAGTGAATTCATATACTTCTCCATCTTGATCAGCAATCCAAATTGCTTCATCATCAATATCACAAATGTCATAACAACGACCGTTCATGGTGATTTGATCATTTAAGTTATAGTTAGCAAACTTATGTTTACCATTTACGAACAAACCTTTTACTTGGTTTGCTTTTAAACTACCTATTACTGAAATCATTACGCGACCTCCTTATCTTGTAGGAAGTAACCTAAGTAAGTATGAAGGTCTTGAGCTAACCTAAGATCTGTTTCAACAATATCCTTAGCAGTTGCTGTTGGATAACTAAATTGAATATCTAAGATCTCTGCTTTATGAAGAGCCTTAAGAGTTTGAATTTCTCTAAGTCCTTCATGACTTTTGCTATCTTGAAGATCGACTATAGTTTGAAGAAGATCCTTAAGTTCTGTGATTTCTTTTTTAAGATTAATTTTCATGTTTTCTACTCCTTGTTAAAATTACCTTATATTAATATTTTATCACAGTTTTCTGACAATGTATATAGTTAATTTCATTTTCATTGCTTTTTTTGCGCTTTTTTCTATATACTGTAACAAATTTGTTACACTGTCAAAATTTTGACAATATTCACTGTCAAATAAAATCGTAGTCAAAATTTTGACAATTATGGTTTTTTGCAATAAATAATTAGTAATGGATCAATAAGCATAACGGAGTTAAAATGTTCAGAATAATCATGGCAATAATTGTGTGTATGACAGCAATTAAATTTGCTCATGCAGACCCTATTGTCACTCAATCAACAAGTAATAGTACAGTTACTACTACAACAAAAGGGGAAACTACAGTAAAGTCTCCTCCTCCTTCCGCCATAACGCCATCTATCAATGCGTCTAATTCAGATCTTTGTACAGTTGGCGTGGCTGGTGCTGTACAAACTCAGATACTTGGAATCTCTGGCGGAACTACAATCACAGATGAAAACTGTGAGAGATTAAAATTATCTAAAACAATTTATGATATGGGAATGAAAGTTGCTGCTGTCAGTATTATGTGTCAAGATAAAAGAGTTTTTGATGCAATGAAGATGGCTGGAACACCCTGTCCATATCTAGGTAAAATAGGACAAGAAGCAGCTGAAGAATGGGATAGTAATCCACAGCTACAACCGAAATCAAAAGAAGAGGAGACTGGCCTTGGTGAGCAAGTCGTTAAAGGTACTGCAGCTGGCATTGGTCTTGCTGGTTTACTTTTACTCATACTCTAGTATTTCACAGACTACAACTGACTGGGATTATGCAAATCCTAGTGATGCTACTCAAACAACTGGGACATGTCCTTCAGGGACTGTACCTGCTCACATATCTTCAAACTGGGGTGGAAGTGATACTCCAGCTATAGCATTCGGTGGATGTCATGATATATTCGCAATCAGTTTTGCAATTAATCAGGCATTGTCAAATGCTGGTACTGACATATCAATTGATGCTGTAGAATATACTTGGAAGTGGATTAATGGTTGTTATAATATAACTAAATCTGATGGTTCTTTTGAGTTCTGTTCATCGAACATTGATGATAGGCTAGATGATAATTTTAAACCTACTGGTGAATACGCAGATCAATTTGACACATTAATTGTTACTGTACAAGTTAAAGACTCAAATGGTAATGTTATACAAGAAAAGATATATGACTATGATACATGGTACCATTGGGCTGAAGCTAATTCACACAGTACTAGCGAAGTTAATGAAGATGGTACGATTTGGCAGTTAGAGCAAGATTCAATAACTCTATTCGATCATAGTAATATGTCCGGAACTATATACGGATTAGATCAACTATCTACTTTTCATGTTCAAGTCGAAGGAAAGGACGGTGGATATTGGGATGGATATTTTGGTCCGGTAATAAAAGACGGTGGTGCTAGATTTACATACCGACCTAATCCGTGTTTAAACAATGCTTTATATGATGCTTCTTGTCCTGGGTATGCAGAAGCTTATGCATTACAACTATATAATCAACAATGTCAAACAAATCCTTTGTTTGACTCTTTATGCCCTGGCTATGAAACTGCATACTTCAATCAACAATGTAGCCTGGATCCCTTGTACAATCAAGGGTGCACTGGTTACGCTGTGGCTTACTTTAACCAACAATGTTCAATTGATCCTCTCTATAACTCTGAATGTGATGGTTATGCTACAGCGTATCTTAATCAGCAATGTGAAATAAGTTCTTTATATAGTACTGAATGCACAGGATATGAAACTGCATTTTTATTGCAACAATGTACAATAGATGTTTTATATAGCCCTGAATGTATTGGATATGATGAAGCTTATTTAACACTCCAATGCTCATTAAATACCCTATATGACACCAATTGCCCAGGATATGAATTTGCCTACTTCAATAATCAGTGTTCTATCAACCCACAGTACGCTATAGACTGTCCCGGCTATATAGAACCAAAGGAAGAAATTGATTCACCGATAGAGGCTTTAGAAGCGCCTACCATTATAGCACTAGCAACTCCTGTTGTTATAATGCCAATTGAACCAGTGATTGCTATACTTCCAGAAGTAGAAGTAGAAATAATTGAAATACCAGAGCCTATTCAAGAAGAAATTGAAATAAATATCATTGATGAGATAGAAACTGAAATAGAAATTGAGTTAGAATTAGAAACTAAAGAGGAAGAAGTTGCAACAGTTAGTAAAGAAGTTGAAGAGACCGAGGATCAAAACATCGAATCAGTTTCCGAAGATGAAGCCGAAGAATCGAAAGATACAGTTTCAGAGGTTTCTGACGAAGTCGATAAAGAAGAATCGAAAGAAGTACAAGAATCCGATAATTCTGACGACGTCGAAGTGGGAGGAGGAACTGATACAGAATCCAGTGACAAAGCAACTGGAGATGCAAAGGATAATAATAATGGATCAAAAAAATTAAATAAGAAAGAAAAAATAAAAAAGATCCTAGCCAATAAATTAAAATCCTTAGCTGAAGATATGGGACAAGCTGCTTCATTAGAACAACAAAAACAAATTCAACAACAAGTTCTAGCTTTAATAAACTACAATCCAGATTTTAAAAAATATGGTACCACATTACCCGGTGGATACTATCCAGATACAGACTTTTATAAAACTAAACAACTTGCTGATTCCAAACGAGGATTAAGAATGGGATTAGCTAATCAAATTCTACACAATAAAATGGTAGATATGCAATGGCAATAGGGAGGAATACATGGCAGAAATAGAATATGGAGGAATTAAACTTGGAGGAAGTAAATTATTATTGGTCATTCCTCTACTTGGAACAATAGGAGGTGGCCTTTGGGCTGGCTTTGAATTTTACAAAGATTATATGGATATGAAAGAACAGATCCAAGAATACGTTGCGCCAGATTTATCTGGATTTGATAAGAGAATTGCGGTAATGAATGAACATATGGAAACTGTTGATATTCATATGAACTTTGTTGAGAAAGAAATAGGATTATTTAAAGAAGAGATAGCAATGCTTAAAGAAGATATTACCACAGCTAATGATTATAGTCGTGATATGAAGTCTGATTTAAGAAATGATATCATAAGGACAGAAAAAATAATGGACAAAGTAGAAAACGATATGAATTCATTAGAAATTAAAACTAAAGATTTATTAGATGAAACAGAAGAAGAATCAAAAGAACTTATTGAAGAATCAGAAAATGATATGAAAAAGATTAAAAAAGAAGTAAAAGATATGATTGACATCGCTGAACAAAGATTTGACAATAAGAGAGATTCTTTAATAACTTCAGTTGATGCTAAAAAGAATTCATTAGAAAGCGACACTGAAAGAAAACTTAAAGATTTGGAAAACAGAATTAACAAATTAGTTCAGCGTGCTTTGGACAATCCGTTGGCAAACTAGTATAAATACACATGTACTGAATTGATTTTTTTATAATTTTATATTTTTGTTAAATATTTTATGGGAAAGTCATGGATCCAATTACTGCTATCACTGCAGCAACTGCCGCCTTTAATGTCATTAAAAAAGGTTTCGATATGGGAAAAGATATCGAAGGAATGTATAGTGACATGGGTAGGTGGATGGGAGCTATATCAGACGTTAATCATGCCAATAAGATGGCAGCAAATCCTCCAATATTTAAAAAGCTATTTGCCGGATCTTCCATAGAAGAAGATGCTATGAACGCATTTGCTGCTAAGAAAAAAGCAGAACAAATGGAAGACGAATTACGTACTTATGTTAATCTAGTATATGGTCCTAATTCTTGGAATGAAATACTAAAGTTACAAGTTAAAATTCGTAAAGATAGACAAGAACAAATATATGCGCAACAAGAACTTCGAAGTTATATATTAAATGTTATTGCAATTATAGTTGCTTCTATTGTAGGAGTCTGCGGTATAGTAGGATTAATCTGGTTACTAATGTTAGCTTAAGCTTGATATATCTTTCTTAATACATCTTCAAATTGTTCTACTTTATCAATTCTATTTGGCCAGAGGATATATTCTTTTTCTGGATTCTTTTTTAGATTATTAAGTAATGGTGTAATTGCATTATATAACTTATCTAATTTAGCTTGTGTACCAGTAGCAAGTTGTTCTGCATCATTAGCTGTATCTTGTGTCTTTTTTACAGCTTCTAATTCTGATTCGTCTACTGCTGTGAATCCAAAATCGAATATATCATCTGACATATATTACTCCGAAATAGGGGTTTGATAAGGGTTAGTTTTTGTGAAATGTTTTTCTATCATTTCTAATCTATCTGAAGCAGCTGCCATTTTATCTAATTCAGCCATGACTGCTTCTGTGACATCTGAATGTTCACCGATACCGGCTGGCATTGCTTTATATACTTCAATATTCGCTTTATGTACAGCAATTTCACCTTCTGCTTGTTTCTTTGCC